CTTTTTAGAGGGCAAATCAGCGATAGCAACAAAATCCGTTGCCGAACTCAAGCCAGATGACCAAAGGATCTTCCCATTCGAGACATCAAGCTTCGTTCTAGAGAAACTGTCGCCGTTGACAACAGATGTCATAGTAAGAACGAGTTCCAACCCCCTGGCATCTAAGCCGATCTGATACATGCTGGTCGGGGTACCGGTAGTCTTGAAATATAATTTTCTGCTAGAATCATCGACACTTATGGAGGTTATCGTACTAGTTGTCTTTTGGAGCAACATCTTTCTGGTACCATCAAGATTTGCTTGCCATATTTCATCGCCGTCAGGAAAACCCTGAACAGTATAATAGATCTTTCCTTCTTTCGAACTTACAGCAATCCCGGTACCTAGATTCTGAGCTGTTATTAGCTCTTCTACATCAGTTCTGGTTGCAGCCGTTTGTCCCGCTGGCAAATCTGCTCCGCATCGGTAAATCTGATCGGGAGTGCCTGCTCTATTAAGCCAATATAGCTTTTGGTTTTCGCTGTCGATGGCAATTGCTGCAGCATCGCTGGCATAAGTTGCATCAATCTGAACTTCTACATCAGTTCTAGTTGCTGCTGTTTCACCGGATGGGATTTCGAGCCCAGCTTTAAGGATAGCATCGTTAAAGGAATCAGACCAATACATCTTTCCGCTGTCTGTGTCTATGTCAATATCTCTAAATGTTGTAGCTAAGGCACCGCTCGTAAACATTGTTTCAAGCCCGGTGCCGTCGTAGCCAATTCGGTAAATTGATTTAGTGTCTCCGTCTGAGAAGTATATTTTCTCAGTCAGTGGATTGGACGAAATGCCGAATATAGCATGAAAACCAACAGTGAAAGGTTCGTATCTCTGGATTGAGCCGGAAGGCGAGAGAGACAATTTCTTTACCTTCGGATTCCTGTTGTCGTTATGATATTGTGTCGGTATTCCAGTGCCAGCTTTTGGTGTGTGTCTTGCTAAATCAGAACGTAGCTGAGAGCGAACTGTGTAGTTCCTAGTGTTGATATCGTTGGCGGGGGCATACTCCTCGGCATATGTATCTAAAACACCCCTAGAGCTTACCTGAGTGCCTCCTGGGGCATTGAAACGATTGACGAAGACGAACTCATTCTTGCCGTCTATATCGAAGTCTGGAAGTGTCCGATTCGGGTCTTTGGCACCACTCACAAATTGTGTTGTGAGGTACTGAGCGAAGCCTGAGCCAGTTGCCTCGGTGAATGCTCGGTTGTTTGTAGTTCTGCTTACCGTCTGTACAACCTGGTAATCATGCTGGTAGTTTCCTACATCGGAGCCGGTCGTATGTATGTTCGCTATGTTGACTGGTCTTTTGGAGAAGCCATCACGAAAGTAAGGAGCTCGTGCTCGATTGACATCAATATTATCTGGTCCTATAACTTTGAGGACACTGGATGTCATTGTAATATTGTATAACTCTGGTCGAGTAAGCGGTGTATCGTTGCCGTCGTTCAGAGGCACATGTCTGTATTGGCTTCCGCCCACATACTTCTCGGTGAACGGTCCTTGCATTGGAGCATCATTCAGATCGGAGTATCGATCTGTTTTCATATTAGTTATATCGATGCCCGGCTTAAAGCTAGCTGAGATCTCGGCATTGTAGCCGGTATCTACTGATGAACTAAATAATTGGAATGGTGCTATTTTTAAGAAACTGTCTGTCATTTGATTCTCTTTCTATTATACAAGTAAATACTCTTCTTTTTCATTTTATTTTGTTATGCGGAACCAGTTTCCCAGCTAGGGTACTCATAACTGGCTGTTGCCGAGTTTTGATAGACTGAAAAATCAGAACTTGTTATTGGGTTGGCAACTGTGTCGCCCCAGTCTGGATATTCATAACTGGCTGTTGCCGAGTTTTGATAGACTGAAAAATCAGAACTTGTTATTGGGTTGGCAACTGTGCCACCCCATCCGGAGTATTCAAATGTCGTAAATGATGAAGCCACTGGATTGTCGAAAATGTCGCCGGTTGGTGAAATTCCAGAAATGATTTTTAGGTTTGGTAAAAAAATAAAAGACACAAATGGCTTCTCCTATGCTTCGGTATCGCCAGCAAACAAATATGTGTTAGCTGAAATTATTACAACACTTGCTGCTGCATATAGTCCCGCTGTTTTTGTATGACTTTGGCGGTTCAGTATTGAAGTTCCTGCCGAGGCAGACAACTCCAACTGACCACTCCCAAGCTGAATAAAGGTGGTATTATAGCCGACATCGAGCCCCGAAGAACAAGTAATACCCTGAGTAGCAGAGCTGCTAAACAGGAGTGTCTTCCCTCTGTCGGCAGAAGATAGAGAGTAGGAAGTTGATGTTATTTCTGAGCCGACTGCTCCGCTTAGTGCTACATCTGCTATGAGAGAACCGCTGACATCTAGTTTTGCTGCTGGTGATGATGTTCCAATGCCAACACTACCAGAATCGGTGATGATCATACTCTCTGATTCAACACCGTCTTCGCTCGTGTAAAAAGTTAAACTGTTTCCGTTTGGCGTTACTCCGGCTGCTGTTATTCTAGCTTCTGTCTGGGAAGCCATTCCCATAGCCATATAATGCCCGCCACTGGTCTGAGGCTGGTTAATGAAAGAGAGCACATCATAGCCGCTCTTGTTTGCCCTGTAGGTTCCAGTAGTTCTAACTTCGCCGGCAACACTAAGAGCAAAGGATCCTGGTGTTGTGTTCACCCCAAGAAATCCGTCCACCTGTAAGTCGTTGCTTACTGTGCCATCACTGACAGTGATGTCTGTTGCCTCGACAGTAGAGCCAGTAATCGTTGATCCAGATATCGTTTGAGTTACATATAGAGATCCTGTTATGCTGGCGTCTCCGATGTGTGAACCATCCCACTCTGCCGTTACGCCAGTTATGCCAGAGCCGTCGCCATAGAAGTTTGATGCACTGATAATGGAGCCCGTTATGCTTGTTGCCTCGATAGTAGAGCCGGAGATCGTTTGAGTTCCGTGAATAGAGCCGGTGAACTGGTGAACATCGGCAGCGGAATCTCCGAAAATCTTATTAGTCAATGTCTGAGACCCTGTTAGTCTCACAACTGAACTATCCACCATCACATAGCCTACACTGGCTCCGTTGTAGCAGTGGTCAGTAATGTTTATCCCGTCACCATCCTGCAAACAGTTCTCAACAGCGGAAGCAGTGCCTATTAGATCGCCTCGGAACTCTGGTGCTAGCATATATAACGAGGCTGTAACAAATTGATCAACCACAATTCGGCTGCCGCGTAGCCATGTGTTGACCTCCAAATCTCGGTTAATATAAACAGAGCCGGTGAACTGGTGGGTATCATCGATAGTATCTCCAAACTTTGTCGAGCCACTAGTCTCGATCACGGAAGCGCTCACATAGAGCACGGAGGCACTCAATGTTGCTACATTAAGCTCGCCAAAAGTAGAGCCAGTAACATAGTCCAAGACTTGTTGAAAAGTTGCTTTTTGTGTTGTGGTTCCGCCATCGACAACAGGAAGCAGGTCNTCGCCTGTAACANCTGTTGCTGCTGGTAAGTTTGATATTTTTACATTTGCCATTGGAAATCTCCGTTCTGTTTGTTGTAATTAGGATTCAATCGTCAATTCTTCCCCGGCTTCTGTCGTAATAACATCACCGTTCTCTGCTAATATGTAATTTGTGTCTTCATCATCTGTTCCGATAGTAGCAGCAAATCCTTTCACCTTGTTTTTGAAAGAGTTATTCTTTCCGATATTATTCTTCCCCATCTGTACAATCCTCCTCTTCCAGAGCTACATCATCAGCAGAAATGGAAATAAATCCCTTGGCACCAAATTTGATAACTCCCTTCACTACTCCTATGTCATTAGCATCTTCGTCAGTATTTAGAATACCATCACTAGAAAATCGGTATGGAGCATTTAGCTCTCTCTGGAATGAGTTGTGGGCAATGCTTATTACTCCGGAGCGAACAGAGTCTGGGTCTGGATTTAGAGGGAGTTGTCCTGGTGTCGCTCTGTTCCTCCACCAGAAACAGTTAGTGTTTTGCTTTCCGTTTTGTGGGGCGTGACCCTCTTTCCAGGGGATAGTAAAGTTCGTTGATTCCTCTTGCCGCATCTTCTGGGATGTTTTCTTTGAATTCTATTGTCGGAAACTTGTTGTAATACTTATTTCTTTCGAGTATGTGACTCTCGACAACGGTTGCCACATCTGGTGAAAAGTTTGAAGTCGCCGGAATAAGCTGTTGTAGCATCTCTGTGATGGAGCCATCGATCCACTTGAAGAAATCTACATACTTTATGAGATTCGGAGTGTTCTTTACTCGGCTGAAGAATATCTGTCTTAGCTTTCCTAGATCCTGATAATCCTGGCGATACCTATTTACGGGCTCTCCAATAAGATTGTTGAAGTCGATAATCGAGCCGAAAACATTTATCATTTCGTCCGAAATAACCTGGTGCATTCCTTTCTCGATAGCATACCTAAATTGTTGTGGTCTGGATTCTCTTGTGAATATTTGATCGTCTTGCCCGTTGATTATCTGAACCAGATCATCGGACTGCATAGTTTCCGGACCTTGTAGTTTAGCATTCGAGAGATACTCTTTAGTGATAGCATCGGTGTCTGATGCTAGGAAGAAGTTTCCTCGTCCTGGATGCTCCTTTTTCAAGACATCATCGAGAGAACCATAAGTAACATTTGCTGCTGTTGAGCCAGAAGATAGATCATCGACATAGAAGCCTGCTGTGTATCCTGGACCGCTACCGGCATCCGAGCTGCTTAGGGTGTTATATCCCCAATGGAGAGCGAGAGTATCAATCGATGGAATCTCAACATCTATCTCATTATATAGGGCATATGTGTTCTCGAACGGATATTTCGTGCCGTAGTTTGTAGAATCTTTGCCGTGGACCCTCATGACTTCATTGTCTAGATAGCTGTACCAAACTCGATTAGAAGTTATCTTAACATCCGTCTTCTCCAATGTAGAGCCAGTGAAGTTAGTTCGGTGAGCTCCTGTGTAGAGCCTCTTATTGTTCTTGATAAAGTCTGAACCGGAAGCATAAGCAAGTGATGAGGTTAGGATAAACTCATTTCTTACATAGTCTCCTTCTGTCTCGACACCATAGAACTCTAGAATGTATGAGTTGTCGCTAGCTGGAATGGGAACTGAGCCCGTGTTTAGTATCTCATACTCTTGTTTGAGCCTTACGGCAAAATTCCAGTTAGTATTATCGTAGAGGTCTTTGTAAATCTCTGTTTCCAGAGTTGGGAAAGGAGAATTTTCGCTTGTGCTCTTTAGAACGAACTTTCCGTGAGCAGATTCAGTTGAGTTTCTTACCGAATATACTTGGAAGTTGGCGGGGTCTCCTGTCTCCCAAGTATAATCGCTTCCATCATCTTTGGCGGTATGAATGCCGAATAGGGAAGAGGAAACAAAGTTTGTCTCAAAATAGAGAGTGTCCTCTTTTGTGAATTTCTTTGGAAATATTGCCTCGACTTCGACAGTCATTGGATGATCGAAAGTGGAAGCCGTGAGGAATGAAACCGAGTTGGATATGTCGGAAGAGGCTGTCTGATAAACAGAGCCATTGAACCTATCTGGTCCGGCAAAGTTGACGAACTTCTTGTCCAAGCCTTCTATCTTATAGCCATCTTCCAGATCGTAAGTGGCTCCGTCGATGTAGAGGTTGACTCTCATCAATTCTTCATCAATACCGTAGCATCTCATTAGGTTTCTAAAAGATTTAGCAGTTCCCTTTGTCTTGTAGATATACAGAAGATTGTTGTAGATGTTCTGATATATCTACATTTTTGTATATTGTATATTTTCTCGTCGAAGTTCTCTGTCTCATTCCTNGAAGCTACATTTTCGAGGAGAGTTGATTCCACAAATAGATCTGGAGCTGTGAAGCCTAGCGACTCTATTCCTCGCTTCGTAAACGGATAGGGCTTTTGTGAGGACGAGACATACTGAATGTCTTTGAGCCTTGGGATATCCTGGATCTTCAGTTGGAGAGAATCAAAGAAGCTTGAGATTATTTGAGTTAGATTTAGTAAATCTCCTCTCGTATCGTCTTCTTCTATGATCCAAGACGGGATGCTGTAATAAATACTGGAAGCATTCCCATAATCGTATTCTGTGCCTTCCATCGCTTTGGTCGTCGATAGCGACACCACTTCTGGGTGGAAGGAGTAGATGATGGGATCCTTGAACTCTGAATCCGTGGCACCAGCATCTACCATAGCAGAGCCAGTGCTCCTTGCTCCAGCACTATACCCTGTCCAGGTACCGTCAGAGAAGCGACCAGAATAGTCTAAGACTTTCGAGTCAACGCTGGCAGTCTGAGTGATTCCTTCGTTGAATTTATAATAGACACCGAGGTCGGTATTTGCATCGTCAACATTTGTGCCTCCGCCCACTTGAGTGAACCAGTTTCTTCCTATTATTTTTATCTGTTCGAGATGTCTTCCAGAACCTAAACTCATCTAGAGAGGCGGATAGCTTACACCAGCCGGGACCGGCAAACATCGGTACTGGTGGGAGATTATCTCGTCGGTCAGAAAGTGTAGGATGAAAGTAGGAGCCTACATTTGCCACGAGAGCACCAGTCACTTCGCTCACGGGTGANCCTACTACCCTATCCTTGTATGTTCCATCGACATACAAGTCTGCTGTTCCATTGGTGGCATCCACAGAAATGGCATAGTGATGCCAGTTTCCATCAGCAATTGATGCTGTCGTTGGAGCATTCGTTCCGCTGAAGCCGGCAGTAATGCCAGCTAGCGGCGAAGAGCCAGACTGATAAGTGAGATAGATCGGAGAGTATGGGGTGTCAGCTAGGGAGCAACTATTGAGAGTAACAGCGAACCTGCCATAGTCTCCGGACGTGGTAGACGAGCCAGATGCCCACATATCGAAGACAACCTCTTGATGATTTTCGCCTGGAGTAGTGTTTCTCCAGCCTTCTTTCTTCATCCAGAATTCAATCGTGTTGCCGCCATCGGCAAATTCTAAATTCGATTCTCGATTATCAGAGACATCATAAAAGTTTGAGCTTGAGTTGGCGAAAATGCTAGCTAGAGTTTTGCCGGATCCGTTGGGATCTTTATTTGGTCCACCGTATATTGTAATGTATTCCAGGTCATCTGGCTTGACGAAGGCAGTTGTCATCGTGCCTTCTGTCACATGGTCTGTGACTTCTGGAGTACCCCAGCCGCCGAAGGAGAAGTCTATATAGCCGTTCGTTCTGGGATATTCGTTCTCGAAGATATATCTATCAATACCGGAGGCAGTCAGCATCCATTGGGTCTTGTCTTTCTTTGAGCCATCGAATGGATAAGTGGTATATATTCCTGCTATTGAGTCTTCATAATACTTCTTCGCCGAACCAAACTTAGCAAAGTTTCTTGGTAGCGAATAGTCAACATGAGGCTCGAACTTGTTCTTTTCCTGTATTTCGGAGGTATAATACCCTTCGGACTCAATTTCCTCGGAAATATTCTTCTTGTTCGTAGCAGATACTACTTTAGTATCTTTCTCGTTATTAAATAAATCTTTAATTCCCATTCTTAATCAACTCTAAATTTAAATTCTTCTTTCTGTTCCACAAATTCACCGTACTCTTCTATCAAGAACTTGAATGTATATTCGTAGCCCTCTTGTAGGAGAGACATATCAAAATTAAAGTAGTTTCCCTTATCATCGTAAGAAAGCTTCGTATGGTTCGTGCTTCCAGTGCCATACGGAATGACTTCGTACAAATCAGAGCTCCTATAGAGCTTGTAGTACATATCGTTTATTGTAGTATTCTCTATGTCTGAAGTGGCGATTGTGTAAATGTTTGGTGACCAATCTTTTGTTCTCGCATACATTCTAAACTGTGATTTTTCGTTCTTAGAGTATGAAGATTTCAAATTAGTTATTTTAATGATGTATTCTTCGTCTTCGTCATCCGATGAAGCATTGAACGATACTGGATTTATGGCACTGCCGGTAAAAAACTCGGTTCCAGCATTATCGTGCCATACATCATATAGTGTAGTAAAACTCGTGTCAATAGCTACCGATGCGGAATATATCCCTTCCGAGACATAGCCTCCTTCTATGGAAGTGGCAGCACCTTGGAGATCTAGCTTACTTCCAAGAGGACCGTCCGAACCGGAATAGAGGCTAACATATATGCTGCCCGTTCCAACTGCCGGCACATTAACAAACTTTCCACGAAATTTATTATAAAAATAGATCTTATTTAGATTATCCTCAGCCGGCAAGAGAGAACTGCTGATAATAAACTGGTTCCTGTCGTCTGAAACAGAAGAGTCCCATCTTGCTTCGACATATGGGCGCTTAAAGTAAAACTCGCTGCCCCTAGCAAAGAACTTTTTCGTATAATAACTTCTAGAAGAGTTCTCCTCGCTGGCTGTTAGATGAACCCCCACTCCATAGTTGGAAAAGGTTCCATCAATCCACTGCTCAACGAGGTCTGTGATATCAACTTCTAAATCTTCGTCGCCACCGGCAAAATATACATTATAGTTTGAAGAAGTGAGATAATCGCCTCCTTCTGTCGTCCAAGATACCCCTGTAGATGAGGATACCCAGTTAGATGCCCCGAGGTCTTTATACTCTTCCATATCTAGCCCGAATCCCTCCTCCCAAGAGCGGGAAATCGGCTNGACTGTTAAATTAAATTTTGTTGGAGTTGTCTCCGAGTGAGGAGCATTGGAGAGTCGTAACACAAAGTTGGTGCTTCCGCTCTTTGGTATCGTGCCTGTCGCTCGGTCAGATATGATAGTAGATACTGGGAACTTTGTTAATGCCCGAGAAATCTCTAGTGATGAAGATGTGGCTTGTCCTCTTATTGAGAAAACCTCTAGGATGTCTGCCTCTCCCATGTTTGCTAGGCTTCCGGAGTCAATCAGGTTTGATTTAAGGGCATCCGTTATGGTGTTATCTGCATCAGCAATATATCTCTTAATAGCCATTATCTAATAACTCCTTTTATGTCTATGTCTGGCAGCTTAAGTTCTACGATGACATTATTCGGTATGTTTATCATTCTTCCGTCTGCCGAAAGGTTCTCTTGGAAGTCGTAAAATACATCAGAGTATTCTCCGCCGACTTTCAGGACAGCTTTGGCACTGGTTACATCCAAGATTCCATCAACATTCTTTAGAGTAGAGTAAATGTCTGAGATGTAAATATTCTCCGAGATGTCATAGTTCTTTGTGAACTTTTCAGATAGAGCCTCGACAGCATCAGATAGTAAGTCAAAGTTATCTTGGTCTACCTCTCCGATTGCTTCGAACTCAATGCCAAAGTTGACTATCTTGGCATCCAATATATCAATTGAATCAGCTATCATCTTATTCTTATTTAGCCAAGTTTTTAAGTTACTTTTTAGAGATTGATTGGACTGTACCAACTTTTGGTTCTCGTCTTCTGAAATGATATAAAGATTTAGATTTCGCTTAAAAGATTTATTGTCCTGGATAAGATTTGCTCTCTTCACAGCTCCAAACTTTTCTGGCATTGCATAAGTGAGGTTGATATAATCTTCCCTGGTAACTGCTCTATGTTGTGTTGAGAACATACCTAAGCTTCTTATCTTTATCTCTTCAGATGTTGGTAGCGAAACGTTGCCAACAATAGCACTCTCGTTGTTTGCTTCAACAGAAGATACTACAGATTCTACGAGAACATTAGATAAATCATTTTCGTTCTCAAAAGAAAAGTTAGATGTCTCAATTGATGTCAAGCCGCCGGCAGACACATTATTACTAGCAGCACTATTGAGTCGATATCTTATTCTAAGCGATGTGTTAGACGGGGCGACACCAAACTTGTTAGAGTCAACGAGCCTTGTTGGATCTATTGCTGTATCTGAAACATATTCTTTGCCGTAGGAGAACATAACTACAGAGCTTGGCTCTGAAATGGCTGAACTCTTATCTGAGCTCTCATCTCCGCTACCAAACTGTATTGTTGTTATATTTCTATCTCTTTCAGTCGTAAATCTTCTGGAGATGTATCGTGGCTTGAGAAGATATGGGGTGTTTTCTCTGTCGTCTGAGTTGGTATTTGTTACCGCTCGGAAAATAACATTTTGAGATAAGTTTTCTACCTCGAAATACTCATTCCCCTTCGGCATCTTCGATTGAAACTATTTCCGCTATATCGGTGCCGCCTAATTCGACTTTCCTAAATCTTTCATAGTCGCCGACTGAAAACTGTCTCTTCGACGATTCTTCCGGAAACCACTTGCCCCGTAAGCTTGGATTTGCATAGGATGTCGGCAGACCGGTTGTGCTGTTTACTGTGGCAACTACGACATTGTTTTTGGTATTGGCGAAATCCACATCTTCTGTTAGGGTAAATCTGGTGTTGTTGTCTGAAGATAGGACAGACCCCTGCTTGAGGACAGGCATATATGCTCGGTTCGGTCCATCTACAACTGCCGGGACTACTATATAAAAAGCTACAGTACCATAGGAAGAAGGGCTCTTGTTTAACCGGTATCCTAGTTGTCGGGCATGGCGGACCACATTATCGTATTCAATGGCACTTGCTAGATATCCCTCGTTCGCCTGGTAGTCTACATAGAATGAGAGAATGTCTCCCACATAAGAAACCGTATCCAGCATCAAAGAGCCGAATCCAGTTTCCGAGAAATCCTGATAAGTGTCAGAATAGTATTTTTTAGCATAGTTGACCAGATCACTCTTGATGGTGTCAAAGTCCCTGCTTGTATAATTTATTGATATCTTTTTGCCAGAGGGCATTTGCTATCCTCCTCCCTTAAACTTCTATTAAAAGCGTGTCACTGAACTGAAGCGGAACCACTTCATACGTTATAACTATCTGAACACCATTATCCTGAATCTCTCCGCCTTCAAACTGGACTTCTTGGATTGCTATAAATGGAATGTATTTCCGAACCTGTTCGTCCAGCTTTCCACGGATGGCGGCATATGTGGACTGGTCATTTTGTTCAAAAAGAAAGTTCCTGATCCCGACACCGAAATCAGGAATCATCATCCTTTCCCCTGGTGCCGTGAGGACCAAATGCTTGAAGTTTTGCTTTACTACATCAAGCATGTTGGAGTTCAGGGCATATCCAGCATACTGTGGATCCCTTCTTAGAGGTAGAGATGGTGAAATTCCAGACATTATCTATCACTCCATTCCTCGCCGTTTTCTTTCCTCAGCGGCGATTTGGTCTATATCTATACATAGTTTTCCACGAAGCTTTTTCTTGTTTTCTAGACCTTCTCGCTCTCTCTGTACAGCTTTTTGCTCCAAGGTGAGATTGCTGAGCCCTTCAGCAGCAACAATCGCATGATAAATATGTCCAAGCGGAGAGTGGGGTGGTCCTGGTCCGTAGCCTCCAAGCATATCTGCCGGCAAGAGCGACATTGCTACTGGGGTTATGGGAAGCGGGAGTGGATATCCTGGGAGGATAGGCTCTGGGTTTGGTGGAGCGGGAACGGTAAATGCTCCGTTCACATTGCCCCAGATAACCCAATCAATTGTATGTTCGTCGGGAACCACTTCGAGCAATCCAGTGTCTGGATTTACCGATTGAATATTTCCAGTAGCAAGGGATGTTCCATCGGCAGATATAAAGTTACTAGGATCTACCTTCCTCTCTCCTTTCAGTATCGCCAGAACTTCGTCGCCAGCATCGCACAAGAAAGGATCATCTGCTTCCCTCAGTGCCTTGAACACAAACGGAGTAAAGGGCTTCGTCAAGTAATCTCGGATATTAGAATATCTTCCTTCTAACTCTTTTATAATACCTTGTCTAACTACTTCAAGATCTTCTGAATAAGATTGTAGAATCGTAATCGACATTGTTTGAACATCTCTGACTACAAGCCCAGAAGCAAACCTCTGAAAAAGTCTAGTCTTTTCTGTGCCGAAGTTGCCCAAGTCGTCAATCTCGCCGGTATTCGAGTTGCTATAAACATTGAATATTTCATTTTTGTTTGGCTTATAATTGAAGAACACCTTCTGGAGGTATTTGTCGAACAAGCTATTGCCTTCTTCTGAATCTTTCGTAATAGAATCTCTCAATCTGAATGTTACTATTTCGTTGTTGCCGGGGTAATCACGAGTTGAGTCTGTCGGAAGCACATTCTTTTGGATGACAGTTGGATTCTTACCAAGAATGTCGCCAATTGGTGGCGGGACAGATCCTGACGGCAGGACGATATCAGTTAGGAAGTAATTTTTATCGTTAACTCCGCCAGCAGTGCCGTCAGGGTTGAGAACTTTCATAGTCTGTGGAAGTAGATTGCCGGCATTACCAGCCTTTACTATCTTGGAAGCCACAGAGATACATGGATCGATAAACTCTGTCAATCCCTTGAAAATAAGCTTTGGAGTCTTAACAGCCAAATCAAACAAGCCGGGATTTCTCGCTGCTCCTTCTGAACCATAGTTGGCTGAAGCCCTTGCATAGGCTCCTCTGTTGCCGCCACTCTTCTTCTCTTCGCTCGTCTGGAAAGTGTAATCCCCTCCATTCTCTAATGTCTCGAATAAGCTCTTAAGCTCAAATTTTGTTTTATCGAAAAAGGTTTCATCTATTTCATTTACCAAGTTGGAATATATTGAGACAAATGATAGCAGAAAATCTCCAGGGACACTGTATCTGAACAAGTAATTGAAAGTAGATGATTGCTTGAGATCGTTCTGTAATATCGCCATATACTTATTCTGGTAAAGCCTATCTACATTCTGATATTTCTCGTCATCGCCCACACTTAGTTTCGTGAGAAAGTCTGACATCTTCGTATCAGGTGGAAGTTGCCTATCGCTCATCTCCACTGCCTCAAGCGGAAAAAGTCTCAGCACCCTCTTTTTCTCTATGGGATATATGGGACTATCTGTTTCGGCTACTGGCTTATCCATTATTACAAGTGGATTGTCAAAGCCAACCTGGGCATCTCCAACTCCAAAGCTTACTTTCTCCAGTATTTCTATCTCTTCATACTGAATAAATGATTTGCTGGCATCTACAACTGATTCATCGAAAATAAATTCTTCCGTGGCTAGCTTCCTTTGGTTTGGGAGAGTTGTAACATCGCTACTATTCACTATGAAATCATTGAGGGGAGCCACATACACCATTCTCAGTCCGAAGGACACCTTCTCGTATTTATCAGAAAGAAGCATGTCTGGATTTGATGTTGCCAAATCTCTTATGTGGCTTTCAAAATCACTTATGTTCCATATCTTTTCTCGGGCGATGTTTATCTCGCCTCCAAGCTTTTCTGTCGATTCGTGGCTTGATATTACTTCCTCGATTGAGACACCTTCAGAAGGAACACCTGGCTTACAAGATCTTGCCGATGTGTTGACACTCTCTCTTGGGCTCAGCACTTCCGATACTGTAATAGCAGATGTGCTGGCTAGTTGCTGGAAAGAAGACCCTGGCTCGGATATTCTTCCGAGAGACTCTGGTTGCTCCACAGTGTCGGCATATCTTTGTCCGGTAAAGTTGTCTTGAGTAGAGAAGGCTCCGAGAGATGGAGGAGTGGTTGTTTTAACATATTTCTCCAATATTATCTGCCCCTGTTGTTCAGACAGATTGAATGGAACCTCAAGCTCTCCCCTTGTTGGCTTGACTGAATTCAGTTTAGTGGTCGAATCTTCGTCAAGTCCTGTAACAAAATCTTGTACTTTTGGAAAATTGACAAGGTTGGTCCCAGTGCCATCGTCTTCCGGCATGACTACTTTCCAGAATTCGGTCATATTAATACCAGATGGAAAGCCATCGTCTCCTATTTCCAGCCAAGTCGGTGGTGCCAGGAAATTTGGCGGGTCCAAGTTCGCTAGCACATCGGCGAGGTTGAAATTAAGGTATTTATAGTTAGTTCCTCCAGCAGATGTATAGAATATATCAGATTCGCCTGCGGCAACAATCTTTGGCATGGGAATCCTGTCTGCCGCGAGGATAGCTGGCTGTAAGAGTATTCCGACATAGGGTATGACCGGTGCTAACATAGCCGAAGCTTGGAGTGCCATTTTAGCCGCTACCCACTCGTCATACTTGTCTTGATATGTAATATACTGTCTGTCTATTTCCATCTGCTCAAGAGTGATAAGATCTACACCGTCTGCTTCGGAAAACCTAGGATCTCCTGGGTTCTTTTGTATATCGAATAGAGGCATTCCCTTTGAAATAAACCTGTCGTAGAATGATTTCTCACCTTCAAAAGAAGTTAGATCTTGTAGCTTGTCGAGGACGGAATAAAGCTGCTCCTCTACCAAGAAAGAGAATCGATTCTCCATAATGTTATAGAGAGAGGTCGTCGGTATTACAACAGCAGAGTTTTCATCCTCACAGAAGCTTGGAGTGGGAGTAACTGTTTCGGTATCGGTGGGGTCGCCAGACACTATTTCAAAGTCCTGAGATCTAGATTCTCCAGGTACTGAGGGTTGCTCCGATGTTCCTAGAGTAGCAAATATCTGATCGATACCCTCGTCAGGCTCACCAAAGAGCTCTGCTGCTGGGTTTACTGGAACATCTGGCGATAGTTCAGCCGGTGGAGTTAGCGGGGCTGATGTTATGGCTGCCACAGTTTCAGATGAGCCTTCTGCTGTGCCGTTGAATTCGTCGAGTGCCGCTTGGGCATACACCCACTTGACTCCGATGGCTTCTGCCTCGCTGATGACTGTTGGGATTGAGCCATACGGACTAAACTCCTCCATTCTGTCTTCGAAAGTCTTTTCGAGCTGACCCAAGAATGCCTCAAAGTAAGCAGAGCTCTTTTCATACATCTTGTCCCTTACTTGGTCTACGATGTATTTGACATGGACCTGGGAGAGAAACTCTCGTCCGATAAATGTGGACACTGGGAATACTTCTCTCACCAGTTGTTCAAGCCCATATGCCCTCAATGTAGTCATAATAAGCCCAGACATAGAGGCTGCTTCTAGTGACGATAAGTCTTTTCGACCTAGTGCATTAGCACTGATTTCGTTTTCGATAGGGGAGCACTCGATCTTGTTTTCATAGTCCTCACGAATCCTTCTTCTGAAGGTATCGATAGCAAGGATGTGTGGATCGTATCCACATTCTGCCTCGTCTTCTGTTGGCAAAGGAGCCCAGTCAACGAGTGACATATAGGGCACATTGTTATCTTTCGTGAAGTTGAACATTGGAGATTGTAGAATATCGAATGATATGCCAGACACTAGCTGCTTCATAATATCCGAGAACATACTTTGCTTGGTGAACTCTACAATGTCTTCTCTTTGGGCTGTCGTCAATCCAGAAGACCTTACTCCATTTCGAAGGATGATTTCCAAGAATCTGGCTAAGGAGGCAACTTGAGGATTCTCGTCGCCAATAAATCCCGTTTCGTTATTCACATATCCCCTAACAGAATCTCCGTCTGTTGGGAAAATTATGTCATCCGAATAAGATTTATTGTATATAGCCGAGTTGAATGGAGATATCGAAAATCCAGGTGTTATCATTCCATCTTGGCTATTTGGAGCTAAGGTGCCTGGATCTACTGGTATTTGTCCTATTTGAAAGTCGAAGGTGTTATCTTGGTTGAGATCCAATTTAGCCACATATTGAGCTAGTTTGAAATTGTTTTCATTGAATGGTTCCGTCAAGGCAAATGAAACAGAAGAATCCGAAGCTGTAAATTGAATATTGTTCGAGTTCTCCAAGGCGAACCTTGAATTTGCTGCAAATGTGGGAATATCCTCATTTATGGTAATAGCTGGCAATGGAGAATCCCAAGGAGGCAGAAGCTTAAAAGGCTCCTTCGTAGTATATGGTCCGTATTGACCATTCGGATCTCCGTCTGCTGGCACGATGCCTTGAGAAACAGCTCTCTGGAATTCTGGGTTTATAACTCTTTTCTCTGACAATCCCAAGCCGTCAAAGATACCGCCGACAATGGTATCATCTCCTGGAATATCTATAGACAGTGTTTCCTCTTGGAGCTTGCTAAAATTATAATAATTTATATTAAGACCTTGACCAACTTTCATTGTCCTATCTATTCTTCTTTCCGATTTCACTGGCACAAAAAATGGATCTGGTAGTGTAAGGACAGCCGAATCGTATGCCATATAAACACCGTCAAAGACTGTCTTCAGGACTTGTTCCAGCATTCGGCTAAAAGAAGTGGTGTCTTTCGGGACCATGCCCTTTACCGGGCTTTCTTCGTCTTGGCAGGTTATATCTGGCGTCAAAACATCTGTCGGTCCATAGAATGTTTTTAGAAAGTCTGCAAAGTTCTTCTTTTCTTCTATTACAGTTTGCTCTGAAACTTCCCTGACCTGCCCTGGAGGGATCTTAGCACACCATAGAGGAACTCTTGAGGAGACGAAATCGTCAAGCGAGCAACCAAGTTGATTACTCAAGATATTAACCTGCTCAATTGTTGGACCCAAGTCAGCCAGGTTTGATACTTTAAAGAACATATCTTTCAAGTCTTCTCGATTTGATATTACATTTCTGAGTCCGACCAATTCATCGCTGGTATCTACAATCTCCAAAACAACATCTAATAATGTGTTCGAGGCATTCCCTTCAAGAAGTCGGATGATTTCTGGGCTTGTGAGCTCTTGCTTCAGTATCGAAAAAAGATCTCTCATTAGAGCGAACTTATTCTCAACCTCAACAAACTGCTCTGTCGTTGTTGTGACTTCCTCGAAAGTGGGTGCTACTTCGAATGAGCCTGTTAGTGAGAGGGGGTTGCCAGGGGGTGTGACTGGAGCTGCTGCTGATAAGCCATAACCCAAAGAGTCATAGAGCTCCTCTATTGCCTTGGCTAAGTTTGGAACCCCAATCTTAGAAGCGATGGCGGCGCCAAGGTTTGGACCTTCGCCATATCCAGGACTAGCCGAATTGTCGTCCGTGGGGTCACCTTCTTTACATTTGTTTAGAATAGTATCTATTACAGCCTGGACCATTCCGACTACAAGAGAAGCTACCATTTGTAGAATAGCTTTCTCTATGTTCTTTACAAGTTCTCCGTCGATATCAACAGTAACAAGATTGTCCGGCAGGAATATCGTTGGTATCGAGAAAATCGACGAAACAACTTCTTTGGGGTTTGAGAGGATGCTACAAACTTCCGCCGAAATAGAATCATAGTCGGCACCTTGTGATGCTAGTCCGAACTCAAGAACTCCAAAGTAAATTTCTGCCTCAGACTTTCCAGAAAGTGTATCTCCGAGTGTGGTATAGAAGTTCTCATAAAGGGTGAAGTCTGCCGTCTTCGATATAATCAACGATTGCTCTAATATATCGTGATAATTCGGATTCGTCCTTGCTTTGAAAGTGGCATGTACCAAATCTATATTTGCTTCAGCAACAGCCATCAGGACATCTTCACAGTCAAAAGGTATTTGCTCCTTCAAGCACTCTATCGCTGAAGCTAGAAGAGACTTGAAATCAACCTTGTTTAGAACTTCGTTATAGACAATGGCTCCTGCTCCAAGGGCAGTGTCACCAGGGTTTTGAATCTTGGCGGAAATGTCTGCCATGTTTTGAAAGACTGCATCACCCGTGTCGTTGACTTTGTTGATCTGTTGATTGAAAATCCCGTTCATTATTTGAACATTACCGTATATTGAATTTTCCTCGCCGAGTTGCCGGTTACTTTTTGTTGAAAACTTGTCAAATCGTCCAGCGAGCTGTTCCAAGATAGTCTTTGTATTTTTCTGCAAATCAGCATACACACTTTCTGGGTCTCTGCTGACTATTTTCACTTCTGGGATTATGTATCTGCCGATAAAATCCTTCCAGGGCAAAGTCGAAGCACTTAGCAGGCTTATCTCCTGTAAGTTAGCTATTAGGTTCATTACCCGCTTGTCGTTGAACGGAGACTCTTTCGCCAGCCCAGGGATCGCTTTGTTTAGATAAGCCACTTGTCCGGCAGAACTTATACCAATGTATACTAAGGCAAAGTCTTTATCAAGCCCAATCCTAACACTGTCTTCCAGAAATGTCCTAAAGTCGTAGTCGTTATCGGTGAAGTGACCCCTCAGAAGAGGAAGAAACTTCTCCAATGAAGATATTTGCCTATCAGGATCAAAATTCTTTGCCACAAACTGGGAGTCTCTAAGTTTCTGCTTGTAGTCTTCGAGCATAGCTACGAGCTTGCTAATGTCCTCTCTGATGGTACCAATCTCAAGTTCTATTTCTCTGCCGCCATCAACTATCCTGGAGAAGTCTGGCTCTGTTCTGGGCAGGTATATTTTTGCACCATCATTGAACTTTACATCTCTTCCGGGAGGTGTAGTTGCTCCATAGTTTACTTGATATATCCACTCTTCTATTTCCTTCTTACCAGCAGACAGAACATCGATGCCATTAGAGCGAAGTATCTCGGACACCCTATCTCGGCGGCTCTTTGCTGTGTTGGCTGTGTTCGAGAAGAAATCTTTATACTCTTCCGCTATTTGATTTATCGTGCTCTCTTTCGTTATTGGAGTCAGTACATAATTTCCCAAGTTTGGTATCGAATCGAGAGTTGGGGCATCAATGCTTACATAAAATAGGTTCGGTGCCCTAGGGCGAGTGGAGATGCTAACCTTCCGTATTACGGTAATGGGAGCCAACAGTGATAAGTTCTGCTCATCAATCTTCTTGTTGTAATACTCTAGAATCCGCTCTTTCGCTTCATCGATAATAGCTGGAAATGTTTCCTGATTGACGACCCTTTCCTCTTGATCGCTGTCTTTTTCGGGTCGCTGACCAAGTGTAGTCGTACTAGTATCGCCCTTTGGTGGAGTTTCACTATCTAAATCAAGATAGATATCTCCCTTAATCTTTTTGCCTGACTGAATAACAATAGAATAAGAAAGATCGCTGGAATCATAAAATGGTTTATTGACTGTACGAAATGTCCAGTCTTCCTCGATAGATGGAGATAGGGCGGCATACTTCGTGCCACCTACTTCTGGTTCTAAATCATCTATTTTTGTCGATTTCTTTTTCGCCATTGAGTCACCTAGTTAGATTTGTTCCATCGGCTCAAGATAAAGTCTTGCCCGGATGGAGATAGACAGTTATTCTTCCAGCTCGTAACATTTTGTTTGTGGGTCGCTAGAGATCTTTTTGTTTCCTGAATGTGGTCCATAGAAGCTTTCGAGCCCGCTGATACACAAGAGTCTGATGGAGTAGTTGCATTTCCATACCACGGAGAGTAGTGGAAATGGTTCGTTATTGAGGAGTTTAGATTCATCTGTGTAACTAGCAAGTGATCAACAATCCCATTGAGTTTAAGTATGTGATCCGCCAGCCCAGTCAAGGAGTCAGTCAATCGATTGCCTTTAACCATGGGCTCAAGCTCCTCATCTTTGTTTCCCGCTATTATATCTATGCCAGTTATTGAACCCACTTCTCCGCCTTGTGAGTTTTTCTTATCAGTGCCCGTTACTATCTTCACCCCTTCTCTGGCTATGATCCGAACACCGTCAGCTTTGAGGGCTATAGCAGACTTGGCTTTTGCCATTCCGACTCCGCCCTCTTTGAGTTTAAAATTGGTATCAACATCTGTCTTTTGACTTACATATATTCTCGCTGCATCCTTGGTAAAATCTGGATCTACCGGAACACTTCTCGCCTCGTATCCTAATCTCCCGACGACGAGATCCATACACCCAGCCTGAGTGTCTGATGAATAGCCGCTGAATCTGCTTCTCGGTCTATCGACCGTAAATACTATTTGAGCGTTTGTTTTTGGATCTGGCGGATAAACAGAATCTCTATCCATTATCACTAGCGATGGAACCTCTTCTATGCTCGGGCTTCCAGCAATACCTTTGCCGAGCACACCCTTTCCGTCTGGCATAGAGTTTAGCTCGCTATCTAGTTCTGGATTGAATCCCTTTATCGCTTTTGATTTCATCTTTTCGTCCTCTTCTATTTTAGCCCTGGAGCTCCCGCTCTCTTGATTTCTTGTCGAGCGATACCAGATCGTATCAAGCTGGGGGCTTTTTTATACTCTACATGTGGCGGGTCAATACCGATAAGCTGGTTCTCTTTTTTGTTCTTATCCCCATTCCAAGACAAGCTTGGAAACTGGTTCTTTATCAGCTTTCCTAAGTTCTGCCAAAAATCTAAAACATTCTGATTCTCCACAATCGTCCTAGCTTCCTTGCCGTTTGCCGGCAGAAGGTTTGTTCCTATATCATATAGCACCAAGCTTTTCGGAGGCTTCCGTTCGTCTAATGTCTTCTCTACGATCTGTTCTATTGTCATCGAATCGTCTGATGGAGATTTTACGGCTTTCTCGTTTAACATAAAGTCTATTGCCAACCCATTAACATGAGCATTGAGAAGAGGATCCTCGTTTGTACTATAGCCGCTGTGGTTTAGATACTTTTGCCTTTGAGGTGTCCTGTATGTCTCATACACAATGAACGGAAGCTGATTTTGGCGTATCGATAGGATCAGTTGGATCACCTCTTCCCTGAATGGGGAATATAAGTAGGATAAATTATTGTATCTCTTTAAATTATTATTCGCCAATTGGGCACCTCTCTCTTGTTAGGAGCTCCCTTCAGCAACTTGAGTGTCTTCGTTCGTACTCGTCGAAATGTCGTTATTTCCTGTTGCCCCGCCATTCTGATTCTCATTCTTAGCAGATGTTGACT